TGCCGCCGCCCGTTGGTAATACGAATAGAACTTTTTTATTCCCCTGTCGGTAACTCTCTCTTATGTCGCTTACGCTTTTCGATTGATATGGCCGTAGCTGTATTGTGTTCATTTTCGATTTGGTTTAAAGCATTCATAAGTTTAAAATAGATGATCAATGTTTGCGGTTCTACCTTAGACCAGTATTCGACAGTTTGCCGCCCTACATCAGCCCGCCTGCAAAGTTCCGAAATACTGATGCCTAAAATGTCGCATCTAATAGATAGCTGTTCAAATGTTTTCATAAAATTTTTTATTTTTTCGTTCAATTGTGTTGCAAAGTTAAAAAACCTTTTTAATTTTGTGCTATTATTTAATAAAATATTTTTAAAATTTATGACAAACCAAGAGTATCACAAAAAAACTGAGTACATCAGTAAATCACTTTTAGACTTAGTACATAAGTCGCCAGCGCATTATTTAGCCTATATAGAAGGCGAAAAACAAGCGCCAACTTCAGCCATGAACTTAGGTAGTTTAGTTCATAGCGTTGTATTTAATCAGGATAATTACGCCGTTATGCCAGAATGCGACCGCCGTACAAAAGAAGGTAAAGCAATTTATGAATCATTTATTGCTGAATCCGAAGGCAAAGAATTATTTGTATCGCTTAAAGATTACGAATTAGCCCTAAACATTAGAAACGCTGTTTTAGCACATCCGAAGGCTGCTATACTTTTAGAACAGGGCCAAGCGGAATTGCCTATATTCGGTAAAATTGCAGACCTTGACGCTAAATGCAAAGTTGATTTTCTTAATACAAAGTATAACGTTTGTATAGACCTTAAAACAACAACTAACTCAGCACCCGGTGAATTTGCTAAATCTGTTTGGAATTACCGCTATCATGTTCAAGCTGCGTTCTACATGGACCTAACAAAGGCCGAACGCTTTATATTTATAGCTGTTGAAAAAGAAGCGCCATTTAATGTAGAACTTTATGAACTTGACCCCGAAGCTATCGAACGCGGCCGCCAAGAATATTTAGCCGATATCGAAACGCTTAAAAAATGCAAGGAAACTAATAATTTCCACGGCTATACAACTGATAACAAAATACATATTCTTTCATTGCCTAACTGGGTTAAATAACAACAAACCATGACACAACTAACAAAACTTCCAACACTTCAGGAACTTCTAATTGAAAATGAAGACAGCCTAAAGCAAAACGCGCTTACTGTTTTATTGAATCAAGATCCACCAGCTAAGTGGTTAGTTCAGCATCCAATGATTCGCGATTACCGATACATACCTATTGAAAAAATAGAATATCTGTTAACGCGTATCTTTGGCAATTTTAACGTTGAAATACGCTCAACACAGATAGTAGCTAACTCAGTAGTAGTAACTGTAAGACTGCATGTAATAAACCCTATAAACGGCCAACCAATGTGGCAGGATGGCATAGGCGCGGCACCAATACAAACTGACAAAGGTGCAGGCGCAACCGATTGGAACGCCGTTAAAACCGATGGCGTGCAAAAAGCTGCACCCGCCGCCGAAACTTACGCCGTTAAAGATGCTGCCGAAAAGTTTGGTAAAATATTTGGCCGCGATGTTAGCCGCAAAGGCAGTATGAATTATACTGATTTGCTGAAAAAATCAGCGTTTAATGATGAATTAGAAAAATAAAAGTGTTATATTTGTGAACGTTCTGCAACCACAAAAAGAACTAAAAGATATTTAAAGCCCTGAATGATATAGGTCGTGGTTGCCCTATTGATTTCGGGGCTTAGTTTTTTAAAAAATATGTTATGGAACTTAAAATTAAAGATGAATTTAAAAAGCTGATTCCACCGCTAACGCCCGATGAATACAAACAGCTTGAAACTAATTGCATTCAAGAAGGTATTCGCGATGCTATTATAACTTGGAATGGCTATATTATTGATGGGCACAATAGGTATAAGATAGCACAGGATTGGTGTTTAGTGTTTAAATTAGAACCTAAAGAATTTAAGTCTGAACAAGATGTTAAAGTTTGGATGATATTGAACCAATTTGGAAGGCGTAATATAGGCAATTATACACGTGCAAAATTAGCCTTAGAACTTGAAGATATTTTTAAAGAAAAGGCTAAAGAAAATTTGAAACTTGCAGCTGAAAAAACTAACACGGGTTTTCAGATATCTGAAAAGGCGTTAAACTTATTTAATGAAGAAAAACCTGTAAAAAATATTGAAATTGAAAAAGTTAATTCAGTAAAAGAAGTTGCTAAAGTTGCTAACTTATCACACGATACAATAGCAAAAGTTAAAAAAATTGAAGAAAAGGCAGCACCTGAAATTAAAGAAAAACTTTCAACAGGCGAACTTTCAATTAACCAAGCTTATCAGGATATTAAAAAAGAAGAAAAAAAAGTTAAATTTGAAGAATCTAAGCAAATTTTTGAAAAAGAAATAAAAGTAGAAAATATAAATCAAATTATAATTCATGGAGATAGTATAGAAATTCTTAAAAATTATAACGGTCCTAAATTTGACCTTTTATTAAGTGACCCACCTTATGGGATGAATTTTAAAAGCGGATGGAGCGACAAAAACAAAATTGCAAATGATAAAATTGAAGATACTATTGAATTATTTGAATCTGTTTTAATAGAATCCGTAAAGCATTTAAAAGAAGATGCGCATTTTTATTTATTTGGAAGTATTGATTATGTAGGACATTTAAGACCTATTATTGAAAAATATCTTACTTTAAAAAATATTCTAATTTGGGATAGAAAAATAATTGGAATGGGTGACCTTAAATCTTATGGAAAATCTTTTGATGTTATATATTTTGGAATAAATAAAAAATGGAAAGATTTAAACGGAACAAGAGATAAAGATTTACTTTCATTTAATAGATGTGACCCTAATAAAATGATTCACCCTACAGAAAAGCCTATTGATTTACTTGAATATTTAATTAAAAAAAGCACTAATGAAGGAGATTTAATTCTTGAACCATTTGCAGGTGGAGGGAGTACACTTTTAGCATCAAAAAATACAAATAGATTGTGTACGGGAATTGAAATTGAAAAAAATTATGTAGATTTAATTAAAACAAGAATATGATTTTTACTGAAGATGTTATAAAAAAATTTAAACAAGGTTTAATAGGAGAAGGTATTTTTAGAGATTTTTTATCTAAGCGTGGAATAAAATTCATGCAATTAGATATACTTTGGGAATATCAAGAAAAATGGTATGTTGGTGAAATTAAAGCACAAGAAAAATTTACTAAAGGTTTTAATTTTCCATTTGATGGTCATGGATTGCCACCATATCAAATGCAAAAAAGAATTGAATTTGGCAAAGCAAAAGATATTATACCAGTTTTTATTGTTTATGATATAAATGATAAATGTATATATTGGCAATTTTTTGAATATTTAAATACATTACCCAATGATAAAAAAAAGCTAACAAAAACAAAAAAACGTATAATTTTCGATATATCATGTTTTAATAAAATATTGAAATTATAAATTTATTTACCTAATACTATGATTTTTCAAATATTACCTTTACTTTTGCCATTACGGCAGCCTGCTGCTAAAAACGTTCTTTCTACTTGTTAACACCATGTTACGCCAATTGTAACGCATAAAACGCTGATAATCATAGCTTGTTACGCTGTTACACTTGTTACACCACTTCAACACGTATATGCGTGTATTTTTTATGTTCATTCTCACATATATGTAGAATATAGTGTAACATACGTAACAGTGTAACATGTACTATATATCAATAAGTTATGTGTTACACTTAATGTAACAAGTGTTAACAATAATAATAAATAATAATAATAATATAAATAATAATACTAATAATAATATAGATAATAGCCTATAAAGCATTTAAAAGCTGTTTTAAGGCATTTTTATATTAAAGTGGTGTGTAGATATCAAAAGTTATTTAAAGTTGCTTAAAACGAAAATATGAAAGGAATAAAGATAGTAAAACTAAAAGATGTAAAGTCAAATCCTAATAATCCTCGTATAATTAAAGATGATAAGTTTAAAAAACTTGTTAAATCAATACAGGAGTTTCCTGAAATGCTAAAAATAAGACCAATCGTAGTAAATTCTGATTTAATAGTTTTAGGTGGAAATATGCGTTTAAAGGCTTGTAAAGATGCTGGCTTAAAAGAAATACCAATTATTATAGCTGATGAACTAACAGATGAACAGCAACGCGAATTTATTATTAAAGATAATGTAGGATATGGTGAATGGGATTGGGATATGCTTAAAAATGAATGGATAGCTGAAGAATTAGAAGAATGGGGTTTGGATGTTCCTGAAATGGAAAATGATTTAATTTTAGAAGCTGAAGAAGATGATTACGAAGTGCCAGACGGAGGCATCGAAACGGATATAGTCATTGGGGATTTATTCGAGATAGGCGAGCATAGGTTACTATGTGGGGATAGTACCGACAGCGATGCGGTTGCAAAGTTGATGAATGGTGAGAAGGCTGATATGGTTTTTACTGACCCACCATATAATGCTCTTAAAAGTTGGAAAAAAAGTGAATCAAAATCTGAAACCAGACTTGACCCATCAGAATGGTTTGCTAATGACAATATGGAATGGCATGAGTTTGACCAATTTTTATTAGATGTTTTTAAATTCTACAATTCTCATTCTGTCTATATATGTTGCGATTATAGAATCTATGATAGGGTAAAAAAACAAATAGAACAATGTGAGTATGAATTAAAACATTGCATTGTTTGGAAAAAAAATATTTGGGGTCTTGGTAAAAGATATAGATTTCAGCATGAATTCATTGTTTATGTAACAAAAAATAAAGCTCCATTTTTTGGTGACAGGTCTCAATCAGATGTTTGGGAAGTAGATGTTGATAGAAAGACAGAACATAAAACACCCAAACCTATCGGAGTCCCATATATAGCGATAAAAAATAGCAGCGAAAAAAATGGCCTAATTCATGACTCATTTTTAGGTGGAGGCTCAACAATGTTGGCAGCTCATCAATTAAAGCGCAAATGTTACGGCATGGAACTTGATCCGAAATACTGCCAAGTCATTATCGACAGAATGAAAAAGCTTGACCCGACATTAACAATTAAACGAAACGGACAAATAATATAAAAATGGCATACGACAGAAAAAAAGTATTTGAACAAGCAAAAGATGCAATAACAAAACATAAATTATTCTTTATGGATGATGTTATAGCTTTTTTACCATGTTCAAAACCTACATTTTATGATTATTTTAGACCTGATTCAAACGAACTTAACGAACTAAAAGAACTTATGGAGTTAAATCGTATTGAGTTAAAAGTTTCTTTACGTTCAAAATGGTATAAGTCAAATGCACCTGCATTACAAATGGCATTATATAAACTAATTGCAGATGAAAACGAATTAGTAAGGCTTTCAGTATTCAGACAAGATATGAATCCTGACGATAAAAACATAAACATCAACATTCAATATCCACCTGAAGCTAAGTAGTGCCGCGTAACATAAACATACAGCTTTATAAGCCACATACCGGGCAAAAACGAATATTAGATAATAAGCGAAGGTTTAACTGTATAGTTTGCGCGCGTAGGTTCGGCAAAACTGAATTGATAACTTCTGTTGCATTGCCGCTAATATCACCAGCAGTATTTGAAGGTAAGTTTGTAGGTATCTTTGTCGATGACTTTAAAGATTTTGCACAAAGCTGGAATAAGATTGTAGATACTTATAAAACAATATCTGAAGGCGGAATCATTAAGCACAAAGATGAAACATCAAAAATAATGCAGTTTCTTAACGGCGGTGTTTTAGAAGTGTGGTCTATCGGTGATGAAGGGCGAAAGGATAAAGGGCGCGGTCGAAAGTATCACCGGGTAATATATGAAGAAACACAAAAGATACCTTCGCACATATTAGAATACCATTGGAAAACAGTTTCACGCCCTACCTTAACCGACTACAAAGGTGAGGCGTTTTTTATTGGTACAGCAGCGGGCAAAGATAACTATTGGTATGAACTATGCCGCAACGGCGCTAAGGCTGGCAATGTCGAAAAGAATTGTTATAATGACATAGATTTGCCACAAAGCGAAAACGGTTCTGAAAGTTGGATAACGTTTCGCATGGAAACAACAGATAACCCGGCGATTGATCCCGATGAAGTTGCCGATGCCAGCCGTGACTTAGATAGGCTAACATTTGAGCAAGAATACAAATCTGTTTTTGTTGATTATAGTGGTGAAGCATGGGTTTATGTTTTAAAAGATAAAAGCATTCAACAAAAAGTATTTCAGCAGTCAAAAAAAATCAATTGGGAAACAGAGCAGATTTACGTTTCGTTTGACTTTAACAAGATACCAATGACCGCGGCCGTTATGCGCAAAACTACATTGGCGCCTGATGTATCAGCACGTTCACGTTATCGTTACGGTATACACATCGTTAAAGAATTTAAGATAGGTAGTGAAGAACGCGGTGAAGCATCAATCTATGACACGTGTCAAGCGTTTCGCGAATGGGTATTTGCCGAAACGAATAAAAAAATAGGTCGTTGGTCTGATACTGCTATTTATCCCTGTACTATACCGCTACTGATTACAGGTGATGCATCAGGTGATCGTTCCGATGGTAGGCAGCGCGTATCTAAAACATACTACGAAATAATACAAGAAGAACTGCAATTACCAGCGCGGTTTTTTGTAGTGCCTAAAGCTAATCCATTACACGCTGAAAGCTACGTGCAAACAAACACTATTATAAGCATGTGCCCAGACTTTCAGATTTATGAAGATAAATGCCCGGGTTTACGTATGGATTGCCTTAGAATTAAATCTGATAACAGCAGGCGCATAATTAAAGGCAAAGGTGAAGAAAGGCAGGCCGACTTACTTGATAATCTTAGATACTTACTTAACACGTTTTGTCAAGATATAAAACTATAATCCTATGATTTACCGCCCCAAAATTAAAGTACATTCTAATGAAGAAGTAGAATATTGGAAAAACATAATAAATGAAAAGCGCCGACAAAACAAAAGTTTGCAGCGCTGGTTAGTTGTTAGTGATGTACATAGACCGTTTCACAATCAGATACTTTGGCAAAAACTATTAAGGCTTATATCTGAACTTGGCACAAATTTACACGGCATTGTTTTAGCGGGTGATTATTTAGATCTTTATACACTTGGCAGCTATAATGCTGAATCATTGGCCAACTTATCGGGCCTTACATTACAGGATGAATACATTGATGGATTGCAGGGCATTGACGATATTAACAGCGCGTTCAAAGGTGCTAAGAAGTATTTTTTATTTGGCAACCATGAAGACCGATACTTCAGGCACATCAAAGAAAAGGACAACCCTAAATACGGCGGCGCGCTAATAAATCCTACTGATGCGCTATACCTGTATGAACGTGGATGGGAAGTAAAAACAGATTGGCAAAGTGACTATTTCACGTTGGGCAAACACTTAGATATAGTTCACGGCGTTTATACATCTATTCACGCGGCTAAAGCGCATTTAGACAAAACGCAACACTCAGTTATGTTTGGCCATACACACCGGGTTCAATGTTATCACTCAGGTAATAGGGCCGCGTTTAACATTGGCGGGTTATATGATATTAAATCTAAAGGCTTTAGCTATATGCCGCGATTCCAGCGCCAATTGTGGGCAAATGGTTTCGCCATCGTCAATATAACTGACAATGGCGATTTTTATGTAGAACAGGTTAACGTTTGGGCTGATAAGTTTTTGGCTAATGGTAAAATGTATTAGCGTTCACGTAAAATGAACATTAGTATTTTGTGAACATAGTAGTATAGGTGGTTATGTTACTTTAAGGCCGCAAAGTAAAATAACACCCCGTTGAAGCCAACGAGGTGGTCTAACTTGAAATCACAAATTGTGACCTCGTATAAACATAGTAGTATAAGGATGGCCGCCGCCTGTAAACATTGGACCATTATAAGGCCATTTGAAATGATTGGTAATATGCAGCTGCCAATGCTCCCAAGGCGTTTTGTACTTAGGTTCTTTAAAGTCTAACCAAAAGTATGCCCTGTGCGTTTTTAGTTCGTTATTTAATAATGAAACCCACGAATAATAACGCGATTCTGATTCTAAAACTGAATAATGCCGCGATGGCTGCCAGAATTTAAAGCGCTTATGTTTTCTGTAAAACTTACGGGTTAACGGAAAACATTTAAACGAATCATTAAGGATTAAACCAAGTTCAATATTATCAGTTTGACCGCTTAATATTAGTTCGCGTATCCATTTAGATTCCGTTTGCATATTTATTTCTTATTTTTTTATACGCTTGTTTTTCTATTTGCCTGACACGTTCACGGCAAACTTTTAGTTTTTCAGCTACTTGGCTTAAATCTTGCGGGAAGTTATCAAAGTATCTATACCTTAAAACTTCTAATTCACGGCCTGTTAAACATTCGGTAACTTCGTTGTAAAGTTCTTTTAGTTCTAACTGTAAAACGTGTTTATCTGTTTGATCATCTGATGCAACTTGATAAATAATATCGCCATCAAAATTAGTATCGTCTAAGCTGACAAAACCTGTAATACTTTGCGCTGATTTAATAATGTTTTCAGGTATGTTTAGTTTTTCCGATAACAGGTAACTATCTGTTTCTTCATACTTACCGATTTGGTATTTAACCTGTGATATTCGATGCGGCAGCCTTACGCAGTTTTTTTTAGTATCAATAAAGTCTTTAATGTAGCGCTGAATCTGAAATAATGCGTAACTGATAAACTTGTTTTCAAACGCTGGGTTAAACGTATCGGCAGCTTTGATTAGGCCAAACATAGCTTCACTAATTAGGTCCATTATATCAACTTGTGCAGTATCGTAACGAAACGCAACTGATGCCGCAAATAACATATTGTGATTTATTAGCTGGTCGCGTGTTGCGGTTCGTTCCTGTTCAAATGTAAGCGGCTTATACTTTTGCGCTTCGGTTAAGAACTGCTGTAGAATACCTTTTTTGTTTCGGTGGTTATTTCCTTTAATATCTATATGCTTAATCATAAGTGTAAAATTGATAAAAGTTTAAAACTTGTTGTGATGTACGGCGGCAAATAAACGCGTCTTTGTGTGCGCGCTTCCAAGTGGTTAACATAATTTCTGCCTCTTCATAAGTGTTGTAAACAAACATAATCCGGTATAGGCTATCTGTTTGTTCTACTTGCGCCTGTTCTATTGTACACATCGCTAAATGTTCAGCGCGTATGAATTCTGGGTGTCTTGTGCTAAGTATCTGAATGCAGTACATAGTGTCTGTTTGCGCGTATGCTGCGGCGCTAAATAGTAAAATAAAAAGTAGTGTTTTCATGATGTGATGTTTTAAAAATTAAAAAATTTGATTTTGTTTGATACAAAATTACACATTACTTATAGAACTGAAAATAATTTTATAAAAATTTTATAAAATATTTTATCTTTTTTTCTCCTAACTTTACAACCAAATTAAATACACATGATTTTCAGAAAAAGAAACAGGGCAGAACAAAACGAAAGTAATTACCAGAAGTGGCTTAAAACCTACATTCCCGAAACTACAAAGCAGCGTATAGAATTGACAAGAGTATTTACTGACCGCGCTGGTAATAACTTTTATATTTTAAAGAATCCTGCAAACTTAACGCGTGAACGTGCGCAAAGGATTGAAGAAGCTATGACCGCTATTGATTTTGGTATTCACAAAACAGAAGTAGTTGAAAAGCTAAACGGCATTTTAGAAACGGTTGAAGAAATGCCGTGGCAAAACATGACACGCGATAAGCTAAAAGAATTTCATACTAAAAGCAAGGACCAACTAAACGACATTCTTTACAGGCTTAAAAGCGTTAAGTTAGATGATCTATTATTAGAAGCTGGTTTGTATTTTTTTTATATTGATGGCGAAAACCCATACATAATAAACAGCGAAACACAGCAGCGCAAAATGGATGCAATTAAAAAAGACGATGAACTGCGCGCTTTTTTTTTGAACAGTATAGAACAAATATTGAAAGGTTCGAGCGCTTCAAACGTTTAAACTTTCCAAGGCTAAACAAAATTGAACCGAACGCAAAACCAAAAAAGAAACCTGCAACATATCAACACGCATTACAAAAACTGAAAGAACAAAACCGCGAAAACGATTATATTATAACAAAGGGTGACCCGGTGCAAATGGCAAATGTTAGATTTTGGGTTATACGTGATTATTACGCGGCATTAGAACAAATATTAAAAGATAATGATAGGGCCGAACAGGCTAATAAAAAAATAAACAAAAAGTAATGGCAGAAATTAAAGACGTTTATAGTTTAGAATTTAACGGTTCGCAGTTCCAGACTGAAATAAATTCAGCTATTCAAAGCATTGAAGAACTAAATAACGCAATGGCCGAAGGTGCTGATGTTGCTGATGAATTAGAATCTGCACAGGCTAATTTAGTTGGCGTTTTAAATACTGAGGCTAAAGGCGTTGAACAGCTAAATCAGAAACGCGATACTTTAGTTAAAACACAAAAGCAAGTTAATGCTGAATCTAAAGCTGGTGTAGCTGTTGGCAAACAATTAGATGCAACAAATAAACAGATAGCAGTTAGCACAGGGCAAGCGGCAACACAGCAAAAAAGTTTTGCTGGTTCGTTACTTCAAGGTGCGCGTAATATAAATGGTTTGCGTCGCGCTGGTATGATGTTGGGTAATGTATTTAGAATGTTAGGCGGTTTAAATCCGTTTGGTTTATTGCTTACTGTATTGCCTACTGTAATAGATTATATTTTTGGTGCAACAAAAGCACAAACTGCATTTAACGAAGCATCTAAATCAGCTGTTGAGTCTTATGCTAAAGAAAAAGTAGCATTAGATGATTTATTTACATCACTAAATGATGCTAATGTTAAAGGTAGTGAACGTAGCGCAATTATTAATCAAATAAATGAGCAATACGGCGATTATTTACCTAACTTATTAACTGAAGCATCAACAGCTGAAGAAATTGCAGCGGCATATGATTTAGTTAATAACGCATTGATAAGAAAAGCTGTAACCCAAGCTAAAACGAATGCATTAGAAGCGGCTACAGGTAAATTATTACAAGATAGAATTGCAGCTTTAGCAAGACAAAAAAAGGCACAAGAAGATTTAGATGCTTCAGGAGTTGGTATACTTAGTAGAGATAAAGATGGTGAATTAGTATTTTCAACACCAACTTCAGATGACCAAGTACGCGCAATAAATAATTTTAAAGCAGCAAAAAAGAATTTACAAAATATAGATAAAGAATTTAAAGAAGAAGTTAAAAAAATAAATGAATCGGCAAAAGACCTTGAAATATCATTAGGTTTAACTGAAGTAACGCCAAGACCACCAAGACCACCAAGACCGCAAAAACCATTAACAGAAATTAACGCTAAAACTAAAAAAGAACTTGAGGATTTAAATAAAAGGTTTTTAAGAGAAGAACTTGAACAAAAAGAAGAGCAAAGGCAACAATATTTAATTGAAGAAAAAGTATTTTTAGATGACCTAAATAAAGAATACGAAGCATTTTTAGAAGAAAAAAGATTAGCTGATGAAAAAGCATTAGAAGAACGTAGGGCAGCCGAAGAAAAATATTTAAATGAAATTAGCTTAGAACGTTTTCAAAAAGAAATTGAAGACCTCGAAACAAATTTACAAGCTGGTTTAAAATATAGGGAAGATAATAGAAATACACAATTAGCACAAGATTTATTATTTTTAGAAGAACAGCGTAATCAAGAATTAGCAGCTGCAACAGGTAACGCTGAACTGCAAGCTAAAATAGATGAAAGCTATAATAAGAAAAGAAAAGATATTGAAAGCAAAGCTAATATTGATCTTATAAATTTGCGTATTGAATTTTTAGAAAAGATAAAAGAATTATCTAAAGATTTTATTGACCCGGGTACACTAGCATCATTAAATAAACAAATAGCTGATTTAAAATTACAATTAGAAGAAGCTGGTAAAAGCATTGGAGATGGCATTGAACCGCCTGACCCTAAAAAACTTATTGAACAAATAGGTCAAGTAATTACAGGCGTTTCCGATTCTGTTTTTTCAGTTCTTAATGCTCAGGTTCAAGCCTACATTAGTGGACTTGATAAAGCAATAGATAAAAGCAAATCAGCATTAGATGAAATACGTTCTAATAGTGAAGATTTTAACGCAAGGCAATTAGAAATTGAAAAGGAACGTTTAGAAAAGTTGGAAGCTGAAAGGGCACGAGCTGTTGAACGTGAAAAGAATTTAGCATCTGTACAGTTAGCAATTAACGCGGCAATAGCTATATCAAAGGCGGCAGCTGAAGGTGGCGCGGCTGCACCTGTTACAATTGCACTTACACTTGCGTCACTTATTGCAGGTTTAGCACAAGCGCGTGTAGCAGCTGGTAACGCGTTTTATAAGGGTGTTGAATACTTAGAACGCGGCAACAATAAAGCAGGCCGCGATACAATACCAGCAATGCTAAACGAAGGTGAACGCGTAATTACAACCGATACAAATAATAAATATTGGGATGTGCTTAGCGCCGTACACAATAACAAAATACCAGCGGATGTGTTAAATACATTTTCTAAAGCATATCAGCAAGGCGGCATTAAAAACGCGCTTGGAGCATTTGGCGATAACGTTAGTCTTAGTTCTGAATTAGGGCAAAAATCTATATTTGTGAACGTGGCCCAGACATACGGCGGCTTAGAAAACAGATTAGAACGTATCGAAAATGTTTTAACCGAATTGCCTAAATACATGCCAAAAACAACAGTTAGCGCAAATGCTAACGGTATATTTAAAATTGTAGAACAAAGACAAGCGCGTAAAAACTTCTCGCGTAATTGGTCAAAATGATATAATTTTGTATAAACATTTTAACATTATAAAACTATGCCACTAATTAAATGCTTACCCGGTGATAACAAATGCATTCAAAGAAACATTAGAACTTTGATAGCTGAAGGAAAACCACAAGAACAAGCGGTTGCCATCGCTTTAAACTTAGTAAAAAAATGAAATATTTAATTATAACTGTTATCGTTTTAGTTTCTGTTTTGCTTTATGTTACAATTGACAATAGCAACAAGCTACAAAAACAGATACAGAAAAACGAACAGCGAACCCGTGACAGTTTGTCCCAAATATATGCTAAATTTGTGACAAAATCAGATAGCCTTCAGGCGCATATAGATACGATGCAAACTACATTAGACAAACAAATAAAACAGTTTAGATATGACCTATCCAGAATTAAGATTATTAAAGTACCGATTGTTAATTACAATTCTGTTTCTGACACTTTGCTCATTAGCCGCCTCATGTCAGATTACAAAGGTAGATAACGGTTTTTTGATTAGCCGTGACTATGCTGAATATATAGCCGCGCGTTTTGATAGTTTGGATGCTTATAAAATTGCATACGGCGAATGCGTTAATAGGGCCGTTGATTGTGATAGCATATTATATAGTGCTGAATCTGTTATTAAGGCAATGAAAGTACAGCAGAAAACACAAAGCGACATGCTATTATTAAAAAATGAAATGATTCAAAGTTATGAGCGCAGTAATATTATCTGCATTGACTATAAAAAGCAATTGAAGAAACAAACACGTCTTAAAAAAGTGTGGAAAATAACAACTTACGCGTTTATTAGTGTATCTTTGGGCGCGTTAACATATTCAATACTTAAATGAACGGCTTACTAATATATTTTGATGGGATACCTCAGGACCTTGACAACTTCAACGGTACCGAATCTGCAAGTTTTGTTTTTCGCCGCAAAGATGAAGCGGGCGATTCTGCGTTTTCATTTGCCCCTGAATTAACCGTTGTTGGCGATACCTACGAATATGTCAGACAGCAAATAATAAACGCGCCAAATCCAAATATAGCAGCTATACAGGTTTTGATTTACGATACATGCTGTACTAATCCCGATGGCTCAGATAGGTTATTATTTACGGGAAAAATTGAAGGCGGTTCTGTACGTTGGTGCACGTTCCCGACATGTGAGGCACAGGTTACAATAGTTGATAATAGTCAGGATGCTTTGGCAATTAGATGCTTAAAGGAACATTTTCCGTGGGATGTTATAAATAATGATAGTAATGTTACAACTAAAGGATTTGATGAATTTAAAGTTGCACCATGGATGTATTATTGTAATGACCCAAAGCCAAGTGGAACACAAGAAGCAATAATGGTTATAGGGATATTTATTTTTTTAGTTACTGCGCCTTTATTATTTATATTTCAGCTTTTTAATCTTCTTGAAGGATATGACAATAATCTTTTTACTGATTTATCAAATTTAATTCTTGGCTGTAAACGTAGACACATTACGCCATATTTAGATAGTCAATTTAAAAACTTATGCAAACTTTGCCAAATAGGCTATCAATCTTCATTGTTTGATTCTGGAGGTTTCTATCATAATACTGTAAGAATGGATGCCGCTTTTGTACCAGGCACAAAGGCTTATCCTTGGGAAACTTTTGGCGAAAATGTATATCAAGATAATAAACCAAACTTAAATGGCATTCAATTTTTGGATGCACTTAAAGAATTTAATATAGAATGGCGCGTTGTAAATGGTGTTTTACAGATTGAGCGCAAAGATTATTTTTCAGGCGTTCAATGGTTTAATACTGATAACTTGCAAGAAAATCAATTATTATCTATTTGCTATGAGTCATTACCCGAAAGACCTGCAAGTTATGCTGAATATGAATATAGTTTAGATGGTGTTGATAATTCAGGTGATGAAGTAAGACGCAAATGGACAGACCGCGTTATAGATTGGAATATTGCAAATAATCCGCAACAAACAGGTTTATTTACAAAAAAATTACAATATGGCGCTTCGCAATTTAGATTTGATTGGTCAGCTCCTGATGTAAACCCAATTGATAAACCTTTTTATGTTACATTTTATCCTTTTGCTCAAGATGATTATAACAAATGGGCAATGTTTATATCTAAAGGAGTTTTAACATATCCAAAACTAATAAATATTCAAAGTGTTGTAGGTCAAGATTTAAGTAATTCTAATTTTGTTAGAGGTTATGGGATACCTGATTTAATATCAATGTCAAATGGTAAATTTTTATATAATTATCGTTGGCATATTCGTGAAAATCCAATAATAGATATAAACGGCCAATCATACGATACCGCCTACCAGCGCCTATTTTACATAGATGATCCGCGCTTAACATCTGTTAAAACGCGCAAAGTTACTATATCAGTTACGGCTGATTGTGACCTACTTACTACTTTAGACATTGATAAATACGTTACAACTTCACAAGGGCAGGTACAAATAACTGAGATAACCTACGATACAAATAATAATTCATTAACTATTCAAGGCTTAATTTAATGTCTTATACTTACGATAATATACAATTAGATTGCATCGACAGCAGCGGAAATGTTTTATATAATATTGCAACATTTACGGCTGCAACAATACCAGCTGTGCCTGTTGAAGGTTTAGCAATAGGCATTAAAGTTCGCCTAACTTTTACGATAAATAGTTCGGGCGCAAATAGCTTTTTAAATAAACAGCTAAGATTTAACCCGGGGCTTTATGTTTTATCAAATCAAACAAACGCTTTTGATTTTGGATATGAAACATTAAATCCATTAAGCACAACACCACAACAAGCTGTTCTAAATATAGCAAATCCTGCATTGCAAAATATCTATTGTGAGATGTCAAAGAATGCAGCGCCTCACGATGAAGCTACAGTACTATTTGAATTTTACGTAACAAATGACACTACTAATTTTATTTTTGGCAATTCATCTAATTCAAATGTCAATAGATTTTTAGCTTCAAGTGCTTTAGGTGTATCTAATAATACAGGTCAAGTTGTTTACAACCAAACAAAAAATTTAAGTTTAGCTTGCAGAATATTTGATTCAACAAGTTTTTCAGCTAATGCAACTACACCTGTAGGTGGTAATTTTTTAAACATTCTTGTTGAAGCACGTTGGTACAATTCTGATTATGGTGGGTATAGTTTATTGATGCGATATATTAAAGAACTTGAAATTAGTTCAGCATCACAAACAGCCGCAAGTTTGCCACTATTAACTAATGTGACGGCAACAGCTGCACAAACAAATACTACAACACCACCAAACGCAATTTTTACAATAGCAAGCAATCAGTTAGCAGTAGGTGAAGACAATTCTGTAAGGATATTATTAAGGGGTGAAGCTTATAACGGATCTGTTGCAAATCCTGCTATTACTGATGTTCGTGTTTTACTTTTTAGAGTTGATACTGCTGCAAATAATGTTAATTTTGTAACTGACTTATCATTATCAGATGCTTTGATACCACAAGCAACACCGGGAAGCGGTCAACTAAACGGCGCTATTTATTCGCCTTCGGATTGGTTTGAAAACGTACCTGTTGCCGATGATATAGAAGTACAATTTGTTATTGATGGAACACAGCTTCAAGTAAACGGGCAATATTACATAGTAGTAAACATTCATGACAACGTTAATCCTGAATATGTAACATCACATCTAAGCCCGCTTTTAACAGCTACTTACACGCCGCCTGCAATACCAACTATTACAGGTTATCTTAGTACTTACAATACAGAATATAGCGGCAACGAATTAACAATTGCACCACACCAACGTATTAAAGCAAGATTAGAAATTGATAAAGCAAGCTATGTAACAGCGCTAAATGCTATTGGTTTAGTAGGCACTTTCGATGGTAGTGTAGCGGGCATTATTTGTAAACTTACAAACGTACCGGGCGTAGTTAATCAAGTGCAAGGATTTATACCAGCAGCGCCGCCAATTACAACTGCTGATATGACAATAGTAACCAATGATGCAACTGATTTAGTTTTAGATTGTATCTTTAGAATAGCTGAAGAATACGCTGGTACATCAACCGAAATAACATGGACTGTTAGTTTAAATCAGGTGACTACAATTTCAGGCATAACTCAATTAACGCAAATAGATTTTGTACAAAAATTGGATGTTGATGTTTTCGAAAATGATGCAATAACACCTAACTTATTAAGCATTAAGTTTTACGATTTAGAAGATTATATAGTAGGTATCAAAACCGAAATAATTGACATTTGCGATGCCGATCAAATAATAGCACAAGTAGAAAAAGATCCATCCTTTTCAGGTTCAATAAATTTTATTGCTACTATTTACCCTGCAAGCGAAACAGGCGATACTAATAATAATGCCATTGAAGAAGAATCAAGCTGGGCGCCAATTTTAGTGCAAATGCAACAATTAACAAGCGCAAAGCTTGCCGATGTTGATGCTTTTTTTGCGCCATCGAATGAAGCTATTTTTAAAATAAACGTTCAACAACTAACACAAGGGCAGCGCTATTGGGTAACAGGTATTGCATATCAGCAAGTGCCAGATTATTGCCCTATTGGTTTGGTTGCGCTTACTTCAACTTCAACTTATAGAACTGTTGGTGTGTTACCTTTGTGGACAATTACAGGTGATCCAACCGCGGTTATAGCTGAAATATTAGCACATCCCGATTATGTAGGTGGTATAAATATAGTTCAAAATAACTTTGTTGATAATGCTAATAGCCCTGTAGGCGTTTTAAGTTACGCGGGCAATATTGTAACAGCAATAAAGATTAGCGATACAATTCCAATAGCTTATTATAGGTTTATTGTTGATGCTGACTTCGACCCGGGAACAGGGCCGCACACAATAAGACACGAAATTTTAATGTCAGTTCCAATACCCGCACCGAGTTTAGTACCTATTGTAACTTTTGACAATAACTATAAATGTAGCGATTTAGGATAAAATTTTTTAATTTAATTTTTATTTGTATCTTTGCGAATATATGTTAGTAAATTATTCTGTTTCATATACGCCCGAAATTAGTAGGACATATTCATTTAGGCAGCCCGTACCGATTCGGTATGCCTGCCCTGTTTTGCCGCCTAATTTTATGCAAAATGCTACTGATGCTTGGAACTGTAATTTATGCGGTTCTGATTTGCCGTTTTATATTCCGTATGTTGAAGGCGATATTATACCATTTCAAACACAAGTTACTGATAATTATAATCAGCCTAATAGCGTTTTGGTAGCAGGATTTCAAACAAGTACAAGTACATCGCATTATGTTGTAGTTAGTTTATATGATTGTTGCGGTAACTTAGTATCAGAATTTATTGATGATTTTTCAGATAGTTATCATGTAGGGCAAAGCCTTTCAACGGGTAGCATTCAAACGTGGTTTGTTAATACAGGTTTGTTCCCAGCTGATTTGGATTGCTTTAGATTGTACATTGATTATTACAAAATAAATCAGATAACTTTAGAACCTGAAATAGATAAAAGACTTTATACAGAATACTATAAAAAGGTCGAAGGCTGCGGCAACTTAAACGATACTGCACTAATTTATAGTACTTATGCAAATTACGATTGTAACGGTAATTTTTACGGAACTTTAACTAACTATTTAGGTTCTAATAATACACCGTTTTATAATTCGCTTCGTATCTTTGGTACTGTTGAGTTCTTTGGCGATACTGAAGCGATAACAGAAAATGATAGAAATGTAGTTATTAGTAAAGATATAACAGAAAATTACGGCATTATTTCGGGCGCTGTGCCACCGTTTTACATTAAGTTACTACAACAAGCTGTGAGAGGCAATTACGTAACTGTTGATGGTGTGCAGTATCAAAACTTTAGATATGATTCTAAACCTGAAGATAACCGTATGTTTTTGTTAGATTTGTCATTTGACAAAAAATGTCGATTAGATAACAAACAATGTAGATGAGGTCGTAATTCATTTACAAATATTTAAAAACAAAAAACATGAATATTTCTTTTATAAATGGGTTTTTGGGCGCGTTCGGTGTTTGCCCGCCTTGCATAGACGAGGATAATGCCCCTAACTACTTATGCGACCCTTGCGATTCAACTGTTTATTCAGGTGGTATTGCTGGTTGGTTTGCAAAAAAATGTAACTACGAATTTGCCGATATTACAGATTCTACTGAATGGGAAACTGCAATAGCTGATAAAAACGTTTTTGGCCGCGTTAACGGTTCACGTATTAGCGGTGGTTTGCCTGCACCTGAATTTACTACTAAAAAGCGTGGTAGCTGCGGTCAAGAGGAGGTAGTAAAACAGTCGCGTGTTGTATCACTAACTGATGCAGAAAATGACCTTACATTTACGATTGATGCACTTTATAATTTCCTTTCTAATCCTGCTAAAGCTGCTGGTTATGAATTTGGTTTTGTAACTTGCGATGGTCGTTTCTTAGGTTGGTATTCAAACGTAACTGTTAGACCTTTTTATCAGATTGCTGAAACTGATGAAGATGATGCTTACTGGACCGTTGAATTTAGATACAATGAACAGCTTGGTACATTTAGCCAATTGTCTTTAGATTTCTTGCTAACACTACCTTATAACGTTTGTTGGGTTACTTCAATTGTTGTAACAGGCACAGGTAACGTAACAACTGTTGCTGATGGTGCTACATTACAAATGCTTGCAGCTATCCTACCATTAAACGCTACTGATGCTACTGTTACATGGTCGGTTGTTAACGGCACAGGTACTGCTACTATTTCTGTAGGTGGTTTGCTTACTGCTACTGCACCGGGTACTGTTACTGTAATTGCTACAGCTAATGATGCTTCGGGCGTAACTGGTTCACTTGTAATTACAATTACACCATAGTATTTATAAGGGCGGTTATATAATGTAGCCGCCCTATTTAAAATCAAATAGAATGAACATAGAACAGTTTTACGAATTTTTAAATACTGTAAATGCTACAATACTAAATCCGCCTGTACACCCATTTAAAGCGGATTGGAAGCGTATTTATGAAAGCATTAAGCCTCACTTCTACGGTGAAGTGCCGCCTGCGTTAGATAAAGCATTTCCAAATGAAGATGAACAGATATTAAACTATCGTAAAAATACATATCAGCCTAAAACAGAATCGCCATTGGTTAAAGCAATAACCGAACTGCATAGGCTTCTAAGTTCAGCTAAGCATTCTGTTAGGTTTGAAAATATGGACATGCAACAATTTGCAGAAAATGAAAAGTTTGGCGAAAATACTTTGCAGTCTTTTGTATTTTCTGTTTTTATTCCTAATCGCGTACTTGATCCGAACGCCGTTTTGCTTATCGAACCTAAAGGCGAGGGTATTGAAACCGATAACGTGCGCGTTAATGTAGATATGAAAGTAATTCAGTCTGATAGGATTGTTTTTAACGACCCTGAATACAGACTTCTAATATATAAAGGCATATCAAAAAATAAATATGCTACATTAGGTATTGAAAATCCGCTATACTATCATATTGTTACCGATATGTTTTACGCACAGGCCCGCGCGTATGGTGACAAAACAATGTTTGAA